ATGCAGGCCTAAACCTGAACCTGCACATGTACAGGTTCAGGTTTCGGCCTGCATATCCGTATTCGTTGGACGTGGTACCCTGGCCGCTGTGGTAACAGTTCACGGCGCGCCAGTTGTCCAGGGCCGTGTCGCCGCCTTTGTGGATGCACTCGATGATGGTGCCCTTCACCAGTTCGCCCTTGTCCTGGGTAAAGTAGGGCGCGTCGATCTTGATGATCTTCAGATCAGGGCAGGCAGCCGCCACTGAATCGGGCGTCAGGGCGTTGTTTTCGTTGTAAATCTGGTTGCGGTAGTATCTGGCCAGCATCACTTCGGCGCTGCGGGCGTCGGCGATGAAATTGCTCAGAATGTCCGCGTCGGTCAGGGCGTTGGTGTACGCCTTCATGCGGTAGATGTGGATGTCGCAATCGTCGCTGCCGATGGTGATCGGCACCGCTTCGGCGGCGTACTGGTACAGGCGATGGGATGCGTCATAGATCAGCGGCCGGAAGCCGACGCCGTCCTCGTAGCTCATGATCAGGGCCGTGGCGGTGGCGTCTTCCTGATCCAGCGGGTGCACATTGAATTCAAATTCAATGATGTCTTCCTCACTGTATGGCATATACAGCGGGTCGTCGCCGGTGGCGCTGGTCATCAGGTACGCAGCATGCGCGTCCATGCGCAGGCCCACGGCCGTGTCGCCGGTCACGCAGGACAGGAAGGTCGCACCCACGTCGCGCACGTTGGTCACCCTGAAGACCAGCTTGAATTCCGCGCCGTACAGGGCGGCGTTGTGCTTGAACAGCGGGTGATTGATCACTGCGCGGGTGCCGGCCTTCACACAAAAATACTGGTTTCCGTCGGCGTCGATCTGATAGCCGCCGTTCGTCCAGTCGAAGTTATCGGACACCGTCATGGCGACGTCCGTGTCTGCGTCCGTCCACAGCCGGTTCGCGCTGTTGTTGCTCAGTCCCACAGGGTTGAAGTCGAAGGCCAGGCCGGCTGTGATCGGCGTGATCTCAATGCCCAGTTCTTCGACGGCCACGATGATCTTCAGCTGCGTGACGCCGCAGGTCACGATCAGGGTGTGATCGCCCACGACGTCGGTCTTGTAGGGCCACACATGGGCGCTGGTGGTCAGCACCTCAGTGGACGCCGCTGCGCCGTCCACGGTCTTGACGATGGTCGGCGCTGCCGTGTTCGGGTCAAAGACGTGCATCTGGATGCCGGTGGAGTCGTACTGCTTCGCCGGCACCTTGCCGTAATGGTCGTAGCGGTAGATGCAGCCGATCACAGGCACGTCGGACGCTTCGTCAAACCAGACAATATCCTTGAAAATGTGGTCGGTTTCGATGTCCGCATTGTTGACGGTTGCAGTGATGTAACACTCCAAAAGGTGCGCGCCGTGCGCCTGCGCGGGCAGCGTGTAGGACTGCAGCACGCCGGAAGACGTCACGGTCGCCGGCGTCAGCTCTTTGCCGTCCAGGATGACGTGCACCGTCTTGCTGACGGCTCCGTAGGGCGTGTATGTGAATTTCACGGGATTACCCGCCGGGTAGGTGATGCGGTCGCTGAAGGTTGATTCGATGCGCACGTCCACCACCTGCACCGTCCACGTCTTGACCACCGTGCTGCCGCCTGCGTCCACCACGGTCAGGGTGAAGCGCTGCGTACCGATGCCGACGTTTTCCGTGAAGTCGAAGGTGTTCGTGCCCTGAATGCACGCGCCGGTGGCCAGCACCGTGCTGCCCAGCTTCCAGGTGTAGGAACCGTCGATGGCTTCGCCGTCGCTGTCGGTGCTGGAATAGTTGAATGCGATCTCCACCTTGTCGGTGGGGGTGATGATCAGGGGCGAAGCGGTGATGCGATCCACGGTCAGGTTCGTGGTGGTCGTGCTGCCGCCACCGCCGCCGCCCTGGATCACAAACTGGCTGACCACTTCTTCGGTGCTGCCCTTCACCTGGTACAGGGTGAACACGTTTTCAGCTTCTTCGCCGTTGGCCAGGACAGCCGTGCCGTAGGTGGCGTAGTAGGTGAAGCCCTCAGTGTCCAGGCTGTTCAGGGTCTGCTGCAGCGTTTCCACGCTGCGGCCCAGGGCTGCGATGTTGGTCGTGTTGGTTTCGATATTGCTGGTGTTGGCGGCGATGGTATTGCGAAGCGCAGCCAGCAGCTGATCGACTTCATCCTTCGTGTAGGCGTCGGTCAGCTTGATGGTCACGGTCGCGCCGGTGATCGGTTCGCCGCCGCTGGTCAGCTGCAGCACGCCTGTGGTTTCGTCGAACGTCAGGCCGTCAGCTGCGCCGCCGGCTTCGCCGGCCAGCTTCTTTGCTTCGTCGATGCCCTTCTGCAGCTCAGTTTTCGCCGTTTCCAGATCGCCCACGCGGGTGGTCAGCGCGGCGATCTCCTGGGCATTGGTGCCGTTTTTCTTCAGGTCTGCAATGTCGTCGCGCGCCTGCTGGTCAACGACTTCATACGTCTGACCGTTGGGGAAGGTCAGCGTTTTCATCGGTTCGGTCGCCATCTGGTTTCCTCCTTACGTTTGAGTAGTCGCAAACGGGCCGATGGACACGTTGCCGTTGTTATCGTCCACGACGTCCACCAGGCCGGACAGCGTCACATTGCCGGCGTCGTCGTCGGTCACGACGAAGTCCCAGTTCAGCTTGTCCGCTGCCGCATTCGCCCGGTCTGCGGCCGTCTGCGCGTTTTCGGTGGCGGCGTTCGCCGCCTGCAGGATCGCTTCGATGCTGGCCACCTGCGCCAGCAGCGTTTCCAGATCGGGCACGACGCCGCCCGGATCGATCACGGCGTCATTGTTCGGGCCTTTGCCCACGTTGAAGCGCAGCACCGACAGCGTCAGGATCGTGCCGGCGGTGTTCGTCAGCCGGAAGATGGACACCAGCGGGCCTTCGATGGCATAGCATTCCTGTGTCAGCGTGACGCTGACCAGGTTGCCGGTGATGGTGCCCTTCACGGCCACGGTGGTGTGGTCTGCGCGGTTGAAGTAACAGATGGCGCTTGTCCCGTTCAGATCGGCGGCCCGGCCGTTGTCCAGAACAGTGACGGCCCAGGTGTGCGCATTCTTGTCGCCGTCGGTCATCAGCGCTTCAGACCACGCGGTCGGCGCGCTGCCGCTGGCCGCCAGATCGACGGTCTGCCGGATTTTCCATTGTGCCATGGGTCGTCCTCCTTAATAGTCGCCGCCGCCCACGCTCTGCACGAAGGTCTGCACGAACAGGTTCGCTTCGATGCGGGTCAGCTTGTCCGGCACCAGCTCCACGGTGTGCCATGCGCCGCGCCTGATCCTGCCTTCTTCGTCCTTTTCCAGGTAGGCGACGATGTCTAATTCGTCGGCGCTGGTTCCGCTGACGTTCGGGATCGCCGTGCCGTCCACCTTGATGGTGATGCTGCCGGCCTTTTCGCCTTCGAAGATGCCGTAGATCGTGCCGTGGGTGTGGGCGTCGATACTCACGGTGTGGGTGTGCGACGGAATAGAGATGGCCAGTTCCGGGATGTTTACGGCCACGGCGACGTTGTGGTAATGGCTGTGGGTGTGACTGTGTGCCGGCACGTCGTGGGTGTGCTGCATGTCGTGGGTGTGCGGTGCCATGCTGTGGTTATGCTTTCCGGCGCTGCCGGTGTCGCCGGTTCCGGCATAACTGGTGTTGACTGCGCCGGCGCTGCCGGTGTCGCCGCTGATCTCAATGGTCTTTGCTGCGTAACTGTTTACGCCGCCTGTATTATTGCCAGCTGTGAAGCTGCTGCTGGTGCTGTGGGTGTGCCCCCATGACAGGGAATAGGTGTCTGAAAAGCTGTGCGAATGGCTGCCGCCGGTGTGTCGGTGGCTGGGGCCGCTGTGGGTGTGCGCACCGTTTTCACCGGTCACCAGGGCGCTGCTGCTGGAATAAGTGGTCAGGATACTGCTGTTGCTGGTGGTCTGCTTTGCGCATTCGCTGGTCGTAGACGCGCCAGCGCCGGAAGAATCCACCGGGCTGGACACAAGAGCGACGCTTGAAATGGCCACGGCTGCAGTGGATGCAGCCACCTGGCCGCCGCTGCCGCTGGTTCGTTCGCTGCCGCCGCCGGCTGCAGCCCCCTTTTCGTAGGCGCGGAATTTTTCGGCGGTGAAGGACAGCAGCATCTGATTGATGCGCACGCAGCCGTTTGGCACGAACACGCGCATGACTGCCGGGTGTTCTTCGTCGGCGTTGTCCATGAATTGCTGGGCGTACAGGTTCGTCGCGCCCTGGCTGTACAGGTCGTTGATGCCCTGGCGGTCGGCCAGGTTGTTGATGCTGTCGGCGATGTCGCGCGGGCTGTTGGCGATGGTGATGTCCACGTCGCCGCTGCGGCCGCGCACGTCAGCCTTTGCGACGTTCACGATCCTGGCCTGGAATTCGACGCCGTCTTCGCCGTCCATCACATGGACGATCTTGCCGGGCATGAATTTGTCCCATTCGTCGCCGGTCAGCTGCACCAGGTCGGCAGCCTTCGCGGTGTAGGTGGTGTACGGGATTTTCAGCCCTTCCAGCAGGGCCTGGCCGCGCGCCTTCAGGGCTTCGGCGTTCTCGAACCGGCGATCCACGAAGACGCTTTTCTTCACGCCGTACACGCTGATCGTGTCGGCGTCGATGTAGGGTAGCCCGTTGTTGATGTCGCGGATCGTCAGCTGGTTGACGCCTTCGCCGTAGCCCAGCAGGTACAGCCGCGTCACCAGCGTGGTGGCGTCCACGCTCTTGCTGATCTGCTGCAGGTTGCGCTTGTAGTAGATGCCGCACCCGGCTTCAGCGTCGGCCCGGCGCAGGTTGATCGTCCAGGGCGTCGTGCTGGTGTCGAATTCCCAGGTGAAGGGATCGGTCAGCACGTTGCCCAGGCTCAGAAGCGCGCCCAGCAGCGTGTCGTTTTCAAACTTGTAGGCGTAGTAGTTGGTGAATTCACAGACGCCCAGCTGCCAGCGCTGCACCTCCTGGCGGGCCAGGATGTAGCGGATCACGGCCGCTGTGTCCACGGTCGTGCCGCCGATTTCGTGGTACCCGAACAGGATGTCGTCCACCAACGTGGCCGCAACGTGTTCGCAGGTGTAGGACGTGAAGCCGTCCGGGCTTGTCACGTCGTCGTCAGGGATGCCGATGATGCGGTACATGCCCAGTTCACGCGGGCCATCATCCAGGCTGACCAGGTTGTGCATCTGGCAGAAAGCGTTCTTCGGGTCTTTGTTGGGCAGCCTGAAGGTGGCCGTCCACAGGTCATTGTGGGGCAGCTGGTAGCCGATGGCGTCGGCGTATTCCAGGATCGCCAGCATGTTGATGTTCTGATCGTATACTTTGATCACAGCAGACACCCCCATGCCGTTGCAGTAACCAGGGCAGGGCCGGACAGCGTCACGGTCAGGTTCCCCGGTTCCGTCAGCTGCAGCTGGTCAAACTTCACCGCGTGCGGCAGCGCATTGGCCACGCTGCTGCCAGGGTTGATGATCGTCGCTTCGATGGGCGGTTCCATGTTCAGCGACAGGGTGGCACCGACTGCCAGGCTCAGATTTTTGCTCAGTTCCACGGTGTGCCCGGCCGGATCGGCGACCACCACGCGGGTGATCGGGCTGCTGCCGGTGTTTTTGATGGTCAAAGATACCGGGCAGGGATCGACGGTATTCACCGCCACCAGCAGCGTGGTGGTGCCGGCTGCTGCGGATTTCTGCGCGACGGCGGGCGTCAGGTCGCGGGTGTATGGCTGCACCCTGAAGGTCACGACGATGCCGCCGTCGATCCATGCCTTCGTGTCCCACTTGATGGCGGCCGTTACTTCCGCTTCGTGGTAGTGCATGGGTTCATAGTCCCAGCACAGCTGATGGCGGCCCGTCTTCAGCCAGGCGGCCACATCACGGGCCAGCTGCTGCCCGGCCTGCATGGTTGCGGGCGTCTTCATCGGCACCAGCGTGCCGGTCATGGTGTAGGGTTTATGGTTGGGCCTGTCGTTCATCAGCACCGTGCCGGGCACGCCGGCGATGCTGTATTCGCTGCGCTCTGTTTCGGGGCTGATGGTGCGCGTCTTGTCTGCGATATACACGCAGCCAAAGTCCCGAAGGCAGTGCAGGCCGTTAAAAGTGAAATTGACTTCTGCCGCACTCATACAAGCACCATCCTTCCTGTGCGCCCCTTTGCGGTCTTGCCGGTGCGCTCCCGCGTGGCCCGGCTGGTGTAGGGTTCCAGCTCACTGCCGAATTCGCGCCCGTTGACGTCGATCACGGCGGTGCCGATGCCGGCGTCTTTGTTGGCCTTCGCCACGGCTTCGCCCAGCTGGTCGTAGTCCAGCTCAAAAGCAGATGCGGCCATGCTGCTGCGCGATTGCGCAGTGCTGGCTGCGGCCATGTTGGAAAGACGTTCGGCGCTGTCCAGCACCTGATCCATGTTTCGTTCAATGCCCTGGGCGAAGCCCTGGTCGAACCACTGGCCGATTTCGGCCATCTTTTTGGAAGGCGACGCGATGCCCAGTTCACGCTTCGCGGCGTTGTAGGCCGCACGGGCTGCAGCTCTGGCAGCTGCTGCGATGGTTCCGCTGCTGCTGCTGATGCCGCGTGCGACGCCCTGGGAAATGGCGCTGCCGATGTAGACGAAGCTGCTGCCATTAGCCCCCACGGCAGTGTCCAGGGCTGTTTTGACGGTTGTGGCCATCGCTGTGCCCGTCCGTCGGAGAAGCTCTGCTTTGTTGGCCACGCCGGTGTGCAAGCCCGTCGCATATGCTTCGCCGATGGTGGTGCCGTTTTCTGCGTTCATAATGGTGGTCACAGCGGTCTGGGTGTCAGCAGCTGCAGTGCTTGCTGTGGTCGTCAGCGTTTCCTGTTGCCCGGTGATGCCGGTCACGATGCTGCTGATCCATTCGCCGCCGATGCCGCCGGTGTCCCCGCCGCCGCCTTCGCCCAGGCCGAAGGCCGTCTTGAAGGCGCTGACGCAGGATGTCGCTGCGGTGTTGGCTGCGGTTTCCAGATCGGGCACGCCGCTGGTGATGCCGGTGCTGACGTTGTCCGTGATGGCCTTGCCGGCTTCCTGGGCTTCGCTGGCTTCCACGGCTTCTTCGTCATCCCAGCCGAACCAGCCCTTGATGGTGTCCCAGATGCTGCCGCCGATCTTGCCCAGGGTGTCCAGGGCGCTGTTCAGGCCGTTGCTGATGGTGCTGCCGATGCCTGCCCAGTCGATGCCCTCGATGGTGGTCTTCGCAGCGGTGAAGCTGCCGGACAGCCATGCGCCTGCGGTGTCGATCACGCCGTTGACGCCGGTGCTGATCGCGGTGCCGATGCCTGCCCAGTTGATCCCGTCGATGGTGGTCTTCGCAGCGGTGAAGCTGCCGGACAGCCATGCACCTGCGGTGTCGATCACGCCGTTGATGCCGTCGCTGATCGTGGTGCCGATCCCGGCCCAGTCGATCCCGTCGATGGTGGTCTTCGCAGCGGTGAAGCTGCCGGACAGCCATGCGCCTGCGGTGTCGATCACGCCGTTGATGCCGGTGCTGATCGCGGTGCCGATGCCGGCCCAGTTGATGCTGTCGATGGTGGTCTTCGCAGCGGTGAAGCTGCCGGACAGCCATGCGCCTGCGGTGTCGATCACGCCGTTGACGCCGGTGCTGATCGCAGTGCCGATGCCCGCCCAGTTGATGCTGTCGATGGTGGTCTTCGCAGCGGTAAACGCGCCGGACAGGAATGCGCCTGCGGTGTCGATCACGCCGTTGACGCCGGTGCTGATCGCGGTGCCGATACCCGCCCAGTCGATGGCGTCGATGGTAGTCTTCGCAGCGGTAAACGCGCCGGACAGGAATGCGCCGGCGGTGTCGATCACGCCGTTGACGCCGTTGCCGATGGTGGTTCCGATGCTGCCCCAGTCGATGGCGTCGATGGCTGCCTTGCCGGCAGTGAAGCCGCCGGACAGGAATGCGCCGGCGACGTCGATCACGCCGGTGACGCCGCCCAGGATGGTGCTGCCGATGCTGCCCCAGTCGATGGATGTGATGGCGTCTTTGCCAGCGGTAAACAGGCCGGACAGGAAGCCGCCGGCGGTGTCCAGTGCGCCGGTGACGCCGCCCAGGATCGTGGTGCCGATGCCGCCCCAGTCGGTGGACGTGATGGCGTCTTTGCCGGCGGTGAACAGGCCGGACAGGAAATTGCCGGCAGTGTCCAGTGCGCCGGTGACGCCGCCCAGGATGGTGCTGCCGATGCCGCCCCAGTCGATGGACGTCGCTGCATCCTTGCCGGTGGTGAACAGGCCGGACAGCCATGCGCCTGCGGTGTCCAGCAGGCCCGTGATGCCGTTCCAGATCGCTGTGCCGATGCTGCCCCAGTCAAGGCCGGCGGCTGCATCCTTGCCGGTAGTAAACAGGCCGGACAGCCATGCGCCTGCGGTGTCCAGCAGGCCCGTGATGCCGTTCCAGATCGCTGTGCCCACTGCGCCCCAGTCGATGGCCTGGATGGCCGTCCAGGCGTCGCTGAACAGCGTGCCCAGGCTTTCGCCGATGGTACCCAGGGCCGACATGATCGCATCGAACAGCGTCTTGCCCAGTCCGGCCCAGTCAACAGCGGTCAGGCCGTCCCAGATCGCTGAAATGATCTCAGGCAGCCGGGCCACCAGCTGGGGCAGGGCTGCGATCAGACCGGCCGCCAGCTCCACGATCATCTGAAGCGCGACCGGGATCAGCTGGGGCAGGTTGGCGGTCAGACCGTCCACCAGGCCCAAAACGATGGAAACGGCTGCGTCGAGCAGCTTTGGCGCGCTTTCGATCAGGAATGTGGCCACGCTGGTGACGATGTTCGTCGCCAGCGCTGCGATGGGCGCGGCGTTGGCTGCCACAGCGTCGACGACGCTTTGCAGCAGCCCCATGGCTGCCGGAAGCAGCGCATTCACCAGGCCGGGCAGCGTGCTGACCATAATGCCCACCACTTCGCTGATCGCGCTGCTGAACACGTCGCCGTTTTCGTCGATCAGGGTCTGCAGTTCGCCGATCCCTTCCAGCAGCGTGTCGGCCACGGTCGTGCCGATGGTCTTGATGTCTTCCGGCTGGAAGCCGTCGGCCAGGGCGTCGGTCACGGCGTTGCACATGGCTGCCGCCTTCTTCGACATGGCTTGCGCAGCGGGAAGCAGTTCGCTTTGAATGGATCTCTTTGCGCCTTCCAGGGCATTGTCCAGGTCGTCGTATCTTACGTCGTTGATTTGTTCCAGGGCGTCAGCACCGGCCAGCGCTTCGCCTGTGATGTTGCTCAGAACGTCCAGCACGCCAGGCCCCAGGTCTTCAAACTGCGTGCCGAACAGGGCCACGGCCAGCTGGTTCTGCTTCAGCGGGTCTTTGACGCTTTTCAGCGCATTGACCACCTGAGAAAACGCCAGCTGCGCAGCCGGGCCGCCCTGTGCCAGGGCAGCGGAAAAGGAATCGGCGTTCAGGCCCAGATCGCTGAATGCCTGGGCAGTGGTTTCGCTGCCGTCCACGGCGCGGATGCTGAATTCTTTCACGGCGTCGCCGATCTTGTCGATGGAAAACGCGCCGGATTCTGCGCCGTTGATCAGCACCTGCATGAATTGGTCGGCGTCAAGGCCCACGGCCTTGAATTTCGGCGCGTATTCGCTCAGCACGTCCAGCAGGTCGCCGTTCTGGTTCGCGCCCCTCTGAGCGCCGAGGGCGATTAGGTTGTACGCCTGTTCGGCGCTGATGCCGAAGTTGTTCATCAGGGCCGAAGCTGTGCGGCTGGATTCCTGGAATTCAAAACCGAAGGTGTCCCGCAGCAGGAAGCCGCTTTCCGTCGCCTGCTTCAGGGCGTCGCCCACCAGGCCGGTGTTCGTCTTCGTGGTGGCCAGGGCTTCGTTCACTTCGCCGATGTTTTCGCCGAAGTTGTTGCGCCATACTTCCTGGGCGATTTCACCCATGGCGGCCAGCTCCGCGCCGGTCGCGCCGGTCTGCGCGGACAGCATGTTGTTGCCGGCGATGAAGTCCGTGCCCAGCTGCAGCATGTCCTGGCCACCCTTCAGGGCAGCAGCGCCCAGAGCTGCAATGGCTCCCGCCGCAGCAGCCAGGCCCGCAGTCAGCGCGCCGGCGGCGATGCTGCCGGCAGATGCCATAGCGTCACCCAGGGCGCTGGTGCTGCTTTCTGCGTCGTCTGCGCCGTCTGCAGCTTCGTCTGCGGCCTTGCCGGCGGCCTTCATGCCGTCGGCCATGCCTTCAGCTGCGCCGTCTGCATCGTCCGCAGCGCCTTCCAGGGCTTCCAGCTCCGATTCGGTCTTCGTGATCTCGGCGGCCGTGCCGTTCATGGCCGATTTGGCCTTGTTCAGGGCGATGGTCAGGTTGTCCAGCTCTTTGGCGCTGGATTTTCCGCTGGACTTTGCGGCGTCCAGCTTCGCGGCCATCATTTCGACCTTCTGGGCCTGGGCTTCATAGATGGCGGTCAGCTTCTGATGCTTGTCCCGCAGCGCGTCCATGCTGCCTTCCTGGCCCTTGAAGGCAGATTGCGACGCGGTCAGCTCCGATTTCAGCACGGTCAGCTGGCGGTTGATGTCGGAAACGGCTTGCTTGTATTCCTTGTCGCCCATCAGGCTGACGCGCGTTTTCATGTCATAGGTTTTTCCGGCCATGGCAGCACACCCCCTTCGTCACGGCCTGGGAATGCGCGCAAGGCGCGGGCCGCGTTTCTTTTCTTCTTCGCGCTTCTGTCGGCGCTCGATCTCTTTCTTCTGCGCGCGGATCATTTCGCGCTGCACGTTGACGATGGCGCGGGCGCTCATTTCCCAGAAGTCGTCCGCGCTGATTCCCATGTCAAGTGCGTGGTATAAAAGCCACGCCCACGGGTAGCTGCTGCTTCTTACTCCGTGGGCGTCTGTGCGTTTTTTTCATCAGGATCGGCGTCGGGGTCTTCGTCGGGCAGGCTCTGGATCACCCCGCTGCGCACCGCCTGGGCGACGCCGTCCACGTCGGTGATGCGGAAGTTCTCGTCGAAGTCCTCCCAGGTCACGTCCGCGCCGCCGGCTACAATGCCCGCATAGATCAGCGCCATCAGGGCGCGGTGCTTCGGCACGGCCACTTCGTTCATGATGCCGTAGTAGCCGATGTCTTTGCCGTACACGTCGGCGTAGATGTCTTCGGCGATTCGGGCGGCGTTGTTGTTGAATTTCATCGGGTAGCGCTGGCCCTTGAATGTGATGCCCTTCACGGGGGCGGCCACGTCGCGGCCCTTCATGGTGCTGATGTTGTCGTTCATTGTTTTACCTCCAAAGAAGGCCCCTGCAGGCTCTTACCTGCAGGGGCGCGTGTGTTAGGTGTTGGTGGTCTGGGTAGCGGTCTTCTCGTAGACGGCCTTGAACCAGTTGGTCACGGCTTCGGCCTTGACGTTGGGGCCGTCGCTGTCCACGACGTTGGCGATCTCGCCGTCGTGGCGGGCGTCAAACTGGGCGGTCAGGGTCGGGGTCTGGTATTCGATGTTGTCGCCACGGGTCTTCGCCTTCTTCTCGACTTCGGCGAATTTGCCCTTGTACAGCCACCA